CGTTGCATCAAAAGATGATACTTACGACTCATCAGCTGTTCAAATCGGTAATACAAACGATGCGAAAGATACGAATATTTACAGTTTATCTTTTGGAAAAGCTCAAGATGGTACGTTTACAGGTATGGGCCTTGTTCCAAATAGTAGAAGACAATGGAATGATTCAAAAGGACCAGTGCTTGGTACTCATATTCAAGCAGCGAATGAATGGGGTGTATTTAGTGATGGTTGGAATCCTCTTTTCGCTATTCAAGGTGGAACGGGTAATGTAAAAGCAAAGGGTGTTTTAAACGCAGCAGGTCTAGATGCAACTGGAAATGTTAATGCTCAAAATCTTGCTGTATCTAATGCTGTTTATACGAATGTTATTTGTAATAAAGATAACACAAAATGTGTAAACTTCGATGATATTGTTACAAAAGATAAAGAGTTTAATTTGATTAACAAAAATTGGGGAAGGTTAAAGAGTTTCCAAGATCAGGGTGTTGGAGTAAGAGGAGAGGATGCTACTAATTGGTCAACGTGGAGAGCTACATGGTAATTTCGTACAGTTTATCAGTTACAAAATAGATAAAATTGTGATAAAAAATGTGTTTAGTATATTGTATATATTGTATGTTATGTTCAATATATAAGAATGTGACGTGTAATTAATAATTAAATGTGTAATTAATAAGTTAATTACGAAAATTTTTTTTATTTTTGAATATTATAAAAACAAAAAAATGGCTGGTGGACTCATGCAATTAGTCGCTTATGGCGCTCAAGATATTTACCTTAAAAAACCTGTAGGGTAGAAAAGTAGCCTGTTATAACTAAAAGGATATGTTATAATAAATACAGTTAGTACTCCTTAAATTAATCACCACCACCAGCCTTATCGATTAGTTTTATGTACAGCTACTAGTGAAAAAAGTTCATACTTTTTTTGCGACACTATCAAATTGCTGAAACCCCCTTAGAGCCTTTAGTACTAAAAATAAGAGGAAACTTTTATTTGGCCAAGATAAAACTTGGGTAGTAATTTCTATGAAATTACCTGTTCTAAATTAAATGTGATTTAGAACTGTAGTGAAAATCTAAATGGATTGGGCAATCAGCAGCCAAAGCCTAAGGGTATATTTATCTAAATATATCTAAATATTTATAAATTAAATTATAAATTGGCCTCAGTTCAACGACTAAATGGTAGTGGGTGAATCGAATTTGTTCGATATTAGAATTTTTTCGATATTAGAATTTGTTCGATATTAGAATTTGTTCGATATTAGAATTTTTTCGATTTGCTTAAGATATAGTCTAATCCTAGTTGAAAGACTAGGTAGAGGAAATGTACAGGTAATCCTCAAATTACTTAAAAAATTGAGTAGAAAAGTAGTCAGCTATAACTATTAGGATATGTTATAGAAAAATCTGTTGTAATTCCTATATTAGTCATTGAACCTTGTCAGTTTTTATCCCTTGACTAATAATTCAGCTACTAGTGAATCTAATTAGATTTGCGACATTATCAAATTGCGGGAAACCCCTAAAGCTTAAAATACCAAGTTAATTTTGAAAAAAATTAATGGCCAAGAATAGAACTTGGGTAGTGGCGTAAGCCACAAGGACTAACAGTCCTTAAGACTGTTGATCTTTCGGTAATAACTTTTAAGATGAAATTTAAACATAGTTTAGATTGAAATGGGCAATCTGCAGCCAAGTTCTAAATTATTAAAAATTGAGTATTTTAACATATCCCGTGATATTAATGGGAATAATATATTGTTTAACTTCTCCTTCTGGTAAAAAATATATTGGTCAAACTACAAGAGATTTTGATAAACGTTTTGAAGAACATTGTATAAGAAAGGAATGTAGAATTCTATATAATGCTATTCGAAAATATGGTCGAGATAATTTCAAAAAAGAAATATTATTAGAATGTAATAATTATTTTCTAGATGAATACGAAATAAAATTTATAAATCTGTATGATACTTTATATCCAAATGGGTATAATATTAGAACAGGTGGTTCAAACGGTTTACATTGTGACGATAGTAAAGAGAAAATGCGTCAAAGTAAATTAGGTGATAAAAATTTTAATTATGGTAAACCTAGAGATAAAAAAACAAAACAAAATATTTCTAATAGTAAAAAAGGTGAAAAACATCACTTTTTTGGAAAAGAATTATCTATTGAACATAAATTAAATTTATCAAAAGCTCATAAAAAAGAAGATGATATTCCTATGTATCTGGTTAAATTAAAAGCTAGACCAGAAGTTTACCAATCTTCTGGATATGTGGTTATTAATCATCCTTATTTAAAGACTAAATATTTTACATCTAAAAAATTTACAGATGATGAAAAATATAATATGGCATTAAAATATTTAAATTCTTAATAATACGAATGCAGTTCAACGACTAAATGGTAATGGGTGAATTCATATGAATTTGCTTAAGATATAGTCTAGTCCCTAGGTAGCGTAAGCTCCTGATAAATATACCGAAAGGTAGGGTGTAAACGTTTTTAAAGTTGTATATCGCAGACATACAAACTTTGCTATTGAATCAATTGAACAAACCTTCAACGGAACTGTTGGGTTTGGTAGAAAAGTTTCATGTACTGTTTCAAGAAATGGTGATCTTATTCACAAGGTCTATTTGCAAGCCACCGTTGGTGCTGTAGATAATGGTGCCAATGATTTTGCTTGGCATCCATATCTTGGTCACAATTTGATTGAAGAAGTTTCAATTGAAATTGGTGGTCAAACAATTGACAAGCATTATGGTGCTTGGTTAAATATCTGGAATGATCTTACTCAAACTTCTGAAAAAGAAGATGGATACAAAAAGATGGTTGGTAACACTGTTGAAATGACATCGACTGGTACTGGTAGTGATTCTGATGCTACAGCAACACCAGAATATACTATGTATGTTCCATTGCAATTCTGGTTCTGTAGAAATCCAGGTCTTGCTTTGCCATTGATTGCTTTGCAATATCACGAAGTTAAATTCAACATTACTTTTGCAGCATACAATGCCAATTTGTTTGTAGCAGAAACTACCACACCAGCTGCTCCAAATATTGAAGCTAGTTTGTATGTTGATTACATCTATCTTGATACTGACGAACGTCGTCAATTTGCTCAAGTTCAACACGAATATTTGATTGAACAATTGCAATTCACTGGTGCTGAAACTGTATCTAGTGGTGCTTATAAGAGCAAACTTGCTTTGAACCACCCTTGTAAAGAACTTATCTGGGTTGTTCAAGATTCAGCAGCTACAGCAGCTCCAACTGCTTACAAGACTGTTAACAGTGCTAAATTGCAACTTAACGGTCAAGATCGTTTCTCTGAAAGAGATGGAGCATACTTTAACTTGGTTCAACCATACCAACATCACACTACTATTCCTTCAGATGGTGTTTATGTATACTCGTTTGCTCTTAACCCAGAACAACACCAACCTTCTGGAACTGTTAACATGTCTAGAATTGACAATGCCACTCTTCAACTTAACATTGCTGCAGCTGGTAGTTTGAAAGTATTTGCTGTTAACTACAACGTTCTCAGAATTATGGCTGGAATGGGTGGTTTAGCTTACAGTAACTAAATGAACTGTATATTATTATACATTTTCTCAGTCCTCCTAATAAAAATTAAAATCAATTTTAATAATCTTAAAATTATTAAAATGGAAAAGACAAAATGTACTAATTGTAAATGTTACAGAATTGAAGAAAAATATAAACAATTATTGGAATATTTACAACCATTTATAAATGTCTAATAAAACTTAATTTAAAAATAAATGTATATAGATTACATCAAAGATGCAAATTTTCGTAAAAACATTGACTGGTAAAACTATTACTCTTGAAGTTGAAAGTGGTGACACTATAGAAAATGTCAAATCAAAAATTCAAGATAAAGAAGGGATTCCTCCGGATCAACAGCGTTTAATTTTTGCAGGAAAACAACTTGAAGATGGTAGAACATTATCTGATTATAATATTCAAAAAGAATCTACATTACATTTAGTTCTCCGTCTAAGAGGTGGAAACAATTAAAAATTTATATATAAAAATTTATATATAAAAATTTATATATAAAAATACTAAATAAAATCGCAAATTATACTATTACCATTCAGTTTACAAGTAGTTCCACTTGAACAATCTCTATATACCCACGAATCATACACGCACGTATCAAAACCTGTACCACTACAACGCATTTCTCCCGAATTACAAGAAATTTCTCTACCGCTAACATTGTCATTGTCATTGTCATTGTCACATTTAGCTTGTTCGTTAGTTTGTTGTATATGTGTTATAGATGGTTGAAAATTTTTTGTAGTCATTCGTCTAGTTTCAGTAGTAATATTTTTATTATTGGAATTGATATTATGTATATTAATGTCTTTTCTAGAAGCTAATAGATCTCTTCCATCAACTGAACTAGGAGAATTTACTTCCCATTCAGGAACTTTAGGATATCCTGGTAAATTTACAATTAATAATTCTTTACCTGGAATATTGGTCATCTTACCGTTTGTCTTTACATTTACATCAGCGCATTCCATATAATATTCTCTATTACCTATTCTATTAATCCAAGTCCAAAAAACAGTTATATTATCGCCTCTTGCGTATTTAGGTATTTCGTAAGAATAAGACATTGTGTCCAACAAACAATCGTTTAAAACTGTTTTTAAAACAACAAAATTTTTATCATCGTATGATATTCCAAACTGACAATGTCCACCACCGTGTGTAGCCGTACCTTCTAATGTTATTGTAATTTTATTTGTTTCAAATGTAGCTACAACAGGACCTTTTGGAAATCCTTTACAAGGAAAACTAAAAAAGTCCGGTAATACATTTAAAGGTGAACGTAAATTATAATTAACTAAACCTGTATCAACATAATATTTACTTAATTGATTTCTTCTTGATGGAGGATAGCTCATAGAAATATGTCCATAACATATTGACAACAATAATAATACCGCCGGTAACAACAACATATAACCTTATAGTTTAAATATCTTATTCTTTAAATACCTTTACATACATAATATAAAAGGATCGTCAGTTAAAATACATTTTTCATTATCTACGTAACCAACTCTTTCAAAGCTATCAATGTCATATACGAATGATGAATCAGTATAATAAATTGTTCCATCGATTAATTGTTTTTTCATATTTTTTGTATTTATATTATCTACATTTTTAACAGAATCTTCTATTAAGAACAAATTGTCATTTTGTGATGTAAAATTATCGTTTGTTTTTTGACGAAATTCTAAATATTTATGTGTTTTACAATAATTAGATTCGTTTTGAGCACGTTTACAACATTTATTTCCATTTTGTGAAATACCTATGCAGATTTTGATTTCGTCAGAATTGCCAAATATATTTAAGAATTTATGTAAAAGTATTTCTTTTGAAACGTTTTGATTTGTATCTTTATAAAAAATATCATACTCAAAAAAGATATCCTCTATAATTGTTGAAATGTCTTTAACATAAGCTCTTTCAACACTTGAATTCATATTACTAATTCTTTTACATAAACGTTGCAATTCCATTCTTTGCTCCTTTCCTTTTAATTTTTGCAAAAATATTTTGATTTTTTATAGAAAATACATATGCATTTTGATCAACTACGTTATCAATGGTATTGTCGTCTTTAAAATTACCTGATAATAAAGAAATCATACCTTTTGCCATCAAATCTTGTTGTGTATCTATATTTTTTACATCGTTTATACTTTCTAATCGTTTAATATGATATCCATAACAAGTATGTCGTTTGTCAAATTGTGTTATTAAAATGATGACTTGATCCGAATTGTTTGAAAGACATACATTGAGACATTTTCTTCTTTTTGAATATGATATTTCCATTTCGTCACAATCTAACGAATTTGATGTTTTATTAGAATTGTGTAGGAAATTATCAGATTCCATTTTTATATAACGGATTTGTTTAAAATCCTTATCAAAATGTAGTGTTAATATATTATCACGTATAACATACGATTCAATCTTCATTATATAATCTATTTTCATTATATAATTAATAATGTTATGTTTAAATTAACACATAACACGTTTATTTACTTCTAAAATAATCGTTTCTTTTCAAAATTTCACAAAGTACTTGATTTGGTAATCCAACTCTTTCTTGTAAATGTTTTAATGCCAATGTTTCTTTTGGTAAACATTTACCACCAAACCCATATGACCCATCGTGACCAGGAACATCAATATGTGATTCTCCAATTCTTGGCTCTAAATGGAATAGTTCTTTAAGATCATCGTATTTTACATTAAAACGTTGACATACTTCTTCAATTTCATTAAAAAACCATACTTTAACTGAAAGAAAAACATTAATAGTGTATTTAAATAATTCGCATTCTTCATAACTTTTATAAATAATATCAACTGTTTTATGAGAATACAAATGCTTCATAACTTCCCCAACTTTGAGTTTCGTATTTTCATCACAATTTGTTCCAAGTAAACAAAAACTGGCATTGTACATGTCTTCTTTAAATGTTTTTTCTTTTAAAAATTCAGGACAGAATACAACATTTAATTTTCCACCATATTTATCTGATAATATCCTAGATGTACCTGGTCTGACAGTTGATTTAATAATTACAGATGTTGATTTAGATGATTTCTCGTGTAATTCATCCATTACACGTTCAACAATTGTAATATCACATTCACCTGTGTCACTATTTGGTGGTGTTGGTACACAAATAAAATAAACATTGTGTTCGTTTGAATGTTCTGAAAAATTGATCAATGTATCAATATTAGAAAAATTTTTAATAGCTAATTCCTCATCTTTTTCAATAACATCATATGTACAAAATGGCACATTGTTACTTTTACAAAGATGTCCTATTGCACCACCTACATAACCGTAACCTAAGATATTAACAAATTTATAAGACATTTTTATAATTTTATAAATTTATATTTTTAAATTCGTTAATATTTCATATTTAATATTTTTGAAATATTTTTATCAACATAATCATTTCCATACCATAAAAAGTATGCTTGTGAATTCTTATCATTTGGTTCTTGTGTATGTGAAAATACGTGTTTGAATTCAATCTCTATATTTTTTTCAGATTCTCCTATTGATTTTTTATAATCTAAAATTGTTTTAATGATATCTTTATTTTTTACATGTTCTCCTTTTGAATTTTTCCAATCGTTTTTAATCCAATTAGATGACCATTTCGTAATACAATTAATTGAATACATACTATCACTACATATAACAATCTTTTTGTTTTCAAACACATCAGTGTTTTCATATATAGTTTTATACACATATTTTATTGCGGATAATTCAGCTTTATTATTTGATGGATCCTTTATCACCATTCTTGTAGTATTAAATTTGTACATAATAGATTCGGGTTCTTCTGTAAATAAAACAGAATATGCAGCTTTACAATCTGGTTTACCATTACGATAAGCACCACCATCTGTGAAAATACAAAGTTTATTTACACTTTTAGATTTACATTCGTCAACTTTAATGCGTAACTGTTCTATATCATTATATATATTCGATATTGTTTTTGATGATAATTGTGGTAAAATATCAATTAGCGTTTTTGAATTAAGTTTGTTTTTGTATAAAAAGATTTCAAAATCTTTTTTAGTAGCCATATAAATTATATATTGTATAATTATTTCAGTTATTTATCTAGCAGGTGTCTTTGGAGAATTAAAAATGTAATACAAAAATCCTTTATCTATAGAAGATTCACCACATAACTTATCACTTGTTTTTTTATCTTCACCCTGTATAGATTCGTAATTTTCACGTTTAACAAGCAAATATTGCATCGCGAAAAAAATTGCTACTAAAATTATAAAATGCCAAATTGTAATATCCTTCATTATTAATAACACAATAATAAAAAAAAAAATATTAATATACAATATAACAAATAAATAAAAAAGATGAAATATTCAAAAAAGAAATCTATGGCAAAATCTAAAAAGCGAAGTACTGTTAAGAGACGAAGTGCTGTTAAAAGACGAAGTACTATTAAAAGACGAAGTACTATTAAAAGACGAAGTACACGAAGTGGTGTTAAAAGTGCTACTAAGAGAAGACGAAGTGCCGTTAAAAGACGAAGTACACGAAGTGGTGTTAAAAGTGCTACTAAGAGAAGACGAAGTGCCGTTAAAAGACGAAGTGTTGCTAAAAGTCGAAGTACACGAAGTGGTGTTAAAAGGCGATCAAAACCAAAGAGTTCTATAAAAAAGCGTAAAAGATCAAAATCAAAAGTAAGAATTCCGATAATTCACAAAGGTGCTCTTGGAAAATATCATATAGATTTACCTGAAAAAAAAAGAAGATCTATACTTAAAAATTTATTAAGTAAGGGTCAAGCGACGTATTCTGACATAATTAAAAGATTGAATGTGTTAGTTATATATAATAAACGAAGATATCCAGAAACATCTCGTAAAGCTAAACGTGATTTAGATTTTATTCATCGCCAATACAATAATTAAAGAGGTTGATTTTTGATTTTATTAAAGTAATTTTCGTTATCCAGGATAGTTCTAATAATTTTCATAATAGATTTTTTATCATTTGATGATATTTTAGTATCAAGATTTTCTTCTATTGTTTTAATAATTTTATTTAATTCTAGTTTTTTACATTTCATTTCTTTAACACAAATATTTTGTATATGGTATAGAAAAAATACATTTTTGTCTAATAATCTTGTTAATTCATCTGGTAAATCCATCCTTTTAAAAATTGTATTAATCTTTTTTTTACATTTAAGACCTATTGTTCTATAATGTTTATTTTGTTTATCATAAAATATGATTATTATTTTAGGAAATAGATGATCTGGATTACTAAGATCAGTGATATTCAAATCACTATCTAATATTATTATATCTATTTCAAAACATTTAGATATTAATGACAACGTGACATTGTCACCTTGGAAATGAAAACCTGGTTTTCTAAGTTCTTTAGTAAACTCTCTCTTGGTTTTTATTGAAAATGGGTCCCAATCTCCTTCGAATTCGCCATTTTGTTTTTCTAGTCTATAATTTTGTATTATGTTAAAAAAAACATTGTTATCTAAATTATTAATGTACTTGCATATTGATTTTCTTAAACGTTCGTGATTTGTTTTAATACCTGCATTTGTTAAAGCAGTTTCTATAGATCTAAATTGACAATTTCCATCTGCTAAACAATTTTTTATAACAAAATTTTTTGATAACATCTTTTTCTCCCACTTTGGATGAATCGCTTCCCAAATAAAAGTATCTTTTTTATTTTCTATATCTTTTTTATTTTCCGTATCTTCTGTGATTTCTATATCTTTTTGGGTTTCGGTATCTTTTTGGATTTCGGTATCTTTTTGGGTTTCGGTATCATCAAAATTGATATCGTCAATGTTAATAAAATTATCAATATTGTTGTTCATTAACTATATTGTATAAAAAAATAATAAGTATACAACTTTTTAATTTATATGATATCTTTTTTGTATTGTAAAATAAAACTATCATTTATCAATCTTTTATCTTCTATATAGTTTCTAATAGTACTTTGATCTAATTTTAACATATCTGAAGCTATTGTAAGGCTTTTATATTCTTCTATAATAGTTCTAGTTTTATAATCTATTTTGACTATTTCTTTTCTATGTGTTGGATTTATACCTATTCTAACTGAATTTTCGCATTTAAACTGAATGCCCCAAATTCCTAAAACATTTCTATAACCAGGCATATTTATTCGTTCTTTTAAAAAATGTCTATTTAAATACGAGTCCATATTAAAATGTTCTTGTTTTGAAAAAATATAATCTGGGTATTTTTTCAAATACCATTTTTTGTATTCGTCTATAAAATTTGTATAACCAATTCTATAATTGTAATTATATTTACATTCTGTTAAAACAAATTCTTCATATTTTGGTAAAATATTTGTATCTTCTCTTACTATATTTAAATCTTTTGGTTTTATACCTATATATGTTAATAAACTCGATTCATTATGTTCTTTATAATATTTTCGTCTTGATTTATAATGTTTTTTCAGAAATTTTGAAAACAGTGACCGATCTTTTGCAGTTAATCCTTTTGACCATATTCTATACGCTCCTAATAATTCGTAACTTAAAGCGTAATTATTTTCATCGATTTCACAAAATTCTTGTATGAATCTTTTCATTTTATCTTCATTGCATGTGATATTGACAACTTTATTTAATATATCTTGTTGTATAACGACGTCTTTGTTTTCTTTATTTCCACAATCATTTTTATGAGACGGATTTACAATTTTATAAGATGAATCTAAATATTCTTTTAGATTTGATATTGGTAACTTTTCACTGTAATTTATAAAATTATCTAAAAAATCACATACTATATCTATAATATAAATAGCCAATTCATTAGATATATTAAACCATTCTTTATTATTTTCTTCGCGGTGTTTATCTAACATATGATGAATAACTTTTTCACTTAAATCGCAATTATGACATTTTTTAATATAAAAAATATCACCAGTTTGATTTTCAGTGTAATAACTTTCTCTTTTTTTAATATTTTTTGTTTTTCCTATTTTTATAATATCGTCAATCTTGATTGCATAAATAGTATCACCAGGTTCTTGATTATACCATCTTTTAGCTTTTAATTTTTTTAAAGTTGCAAGTTCTTTTTGTTTTTCTTCAAGTTGTTCCTTATATTCTAGTTCTTTTTGATTTGTAATTCTTTTTTGTTCTTCTATTTCTTCTTTAATTATTTGATTATAAATATTCTCTAATTTTACATAATATTTTCTAATTTGTTTACCTTTATCTGTTTTTGCCAACATACATAAATTTTTGAAAGTATCTACATTTAACATCACTGTCTCTTTATTTAATCCTGCACCACCTAAATCTTTACCATTCACAACCTGCTTTTCCCTATGGAAAAGCAGCTTTTTGTAATCTTCACCTTCATTAAAGTTACTATTAATTGTTTTCATCGCGTTACCTTTGTTTGCAAACCCAATCATTTTAAATATATTTTCTAGATTAATTGGGTAATCATTTGTTGGATGGTAATTCATATAGATATATAAATTTGCTATATACCATTGTTGTTCTTCTTCTGTAAATTCTGTATTAAGAATGTTAATCATCTTAGTTTCAAGATTAAGAGATAAAGTTGTATTAGAATTTTTAACTAATTCTTTGAAATTGATAGCTTTAGGAACAATTATTCGATTCATATTGTAATATTTTTATTAGTATTATAATATTTTTATTTTTAAAAGGTTTTTGAACGTGTATTTAATATTTTTATTAAAAACTTATAGATGGAGGTGTAATTACAAGTTTTCTGAGTGGTTGTCAAAATCTTCATTGAATGTTTGTTTAATTTTGATATTGAAACCATAGTTCATACAACCATTTATAATAGCTTCTTTTTCATTACCGAATTTAATTTTCATAGCACGTCTAAGGTCTTTGATATCTGGTACTCTTGAATTTGGATAATTACTTGACCACCAATTGGAAAAGTGGCTATAAATATTCTTGTTTGATTCGAAATCTTTTGATGATTCTTCCAATATTTGATCAAAGAATTCATTAAACTTGTCATTTTCAACTTTGTATTTGTCTGTAGCTTTCTTGACTTCATCTGGTTCTATCATACCTTCTTCTAAAAATCGTTTGTACCAATGAATAAGAATGCTCATAAAGTATGGTCTCCAATATTTAATCTTGTATTTGATAGATGGATCTATTTTAAATTCGTTTTCTTTAACTGGGTTGTCACAAAACCTACTCTTAAACTCCACCACACGGATCCTCCGCCACGTCCCGCCGTCAATCGATGTTACTGCAGGAAGATCATTACAACACATAATCATTGTTCCTTGTAATTTGAATGAAATGGGTGCTTTAAATAATTCTCTGGCAATAATAGTATCTCCACCAGTGTATTGTTTTAAAATACCAGTTCTAAGTTTATCATCGTGTTCTGGTTCTTGGAATGTAAAAATTCTTTTTCCACGTAATCTGACTACATCTGGTGATGCGTTACTGGAACCTCCTCTTTTGTTTGTTAATAATGAGACATCTACACCTACCATATAGTCACCTAATGTATTTTCCAAAAAATTTACTAATGTAGATTTACCATTGGCACCTGATAATCCAGTCCAGATATAAAAACGTTCATCAGGGACACCAACAAGAGCTTTTCCTAACACTTTTAACGTATAATCTAGTACACGCTTGTTTGGAATGATTTGTCCCAAAAATTTATAAATATCTTGTGTGTGAGGACAAGATTCGTCATATTCAAGGAAATCATATCCAGTTGAGAATGTTATATAATCATTTTGTATACCTTGTCTGAAAGTTTGTTCTTTAAAATCATACACGCCATTTTTAAATCCCAAGAGATTTGGAGTTGAATCTAAATTTGTGTAAAAATCATTATCGTATGTTTTAAATAAATAGATAACTTGTGATATAATATTACCTTTAAAAGCAACATTTTCTAATTTAGATATAATATTGTCAACCATTTGATTACGCATATTAGCATCAACTTTTTCATTATTCACTAAATAATCTTGTAAATTTTTAGTTTGTGATGATGTATCACTGATTTTAATACTTCTATAATATTTAGGAAGTTCTTCTGAAATTAAAATATTCATTAAATAACTCTTTTTCCATCTAATACCATCAAATTCATACCATTCTGTATTTCTTATATCATCTACACGAAATCTATTTTTGTATATTTGAAAAACTGCTTTGGCAATTGAATAATGTGATCCAGATAAACTAGCTTCTAAATACTGTCTTGTTTCATCTGTAATTTCTATTTCTGAACGCCAATATTTTGTAGTCATACTTAAATACAATTCTGGATATTTCTCTTGAAAATCTTCTGGTAATTTAAATCCTGAATCAGGAAAAATTCTTCTTGAACATTCTTCATCATAACATTTCATATAAATACCATTAATACTAAATTCAAAATAAATGGGACTAGTATTTCTTTCGTGTTCACGTTGTTTAAAAGGACAATGTTTTCCATTTATAGATACATAATAACAAAAAATACCTAATTTGTTTTGTTTTGCATAAATTCTTTGAATAGTTACATCAAAATTTTCTAAACATATATTTTGACTTTTTAAATCCAACAAAATTTGTTTTACTTCATTTTGTAATTTAACATTGTTAATACCTTTTACTGGAATACGTTTTTCTGTTTCTGTTACAATAGATTTATTTTTCAATTCACTCATTTTTATATTAGATTTTCTTTTTACAATAGTTTTCGAAAAATTTTCAAAAGATGTATCTTCTAAATCAATAAATATTTTGGTCTCCATATCGTAAATTTTATAAACTACATCTACTCCATCGTGGTCTTTTTCATTCTCCATATTTTTAATACCCTTTTCGACTTTTTTAGAACCAAGTAAACGTAATCCTGTTCTATATACGGAAATATCAATAGCACTTTTTAAATCTTCACTTAATAAATCTTGGTTTTTCAAAATGTTTGTTATTAAATTTTTTGCAATTGAGTTATTAACAATCAAGTTATAAAAATTAATGTGGTAATTAAAACCTTTAGCAGTAATTCTCTTGGAAATAATAAAATCCAAGAATTTGTCATTTTCGATAAACATTTCTTTTATAGATGTACAACTCGCACTAATAATGTCTAATACATCATCGTCAGAAAGTTTATAACTAGAGCGTTTTGGTACATCTAAATCAATAAAGAATGCAAATGTTGAATTATATACCTTTTCAATAAGATAAAGAGAATCTCTTTCTTCATTATCTTTATCAGAAATTACATTATAATAACGTTTATAAAATTCATCAAAGTTATTATCAGGGACATTATATTTACCACCATTAAACGATAAATGAGTTTGTTCATTAGCAGAGTTTTTTGTAAATTGAAGAATGTATCTATTAAAAGACATTTACAACCAAGTAATTATTTTATATTGTTATATAATTTCAATTTTTTTATAATTTATAATCTATAATGATTTACAAGTGTAATGTAATTTTGAATTTGATAGTACTATCCGTTAATTTATGTATAATGTGTAAATTTATTTTATATATTCTTATTATATAATGAGTGAACAATTAATATATATAAAGGATTTTATAGAAAATACACATTACATTTATACTAATCGATCAAATGTCGATTATGGATTTATAAAGTGTTATGAATGGTTAAAAGAAGAATATAGAAAAAAATATCCTGATAGTGTTGTTGATATTAGATATATTGTATCCGATAAATGCTGTGAAGTTTTTTGTGAAAAAGAAATTCTAGAAAAGGGATGGGTTTGGAATTCTAGTAACCTAGAAAAAAAAGTATTATACGAAATGACATTTATACCAATTTGTGTTTTTACAGAAAAAAAACATGTACAAACAATGACAATGACGCAAAATGTAGACACTTTAAATTTTGGAACACAAACAATTCCTATTAAACATAAAAAAAGGATCAGAGATTGTGATTACAGTTCGTCTTATTCGTCTTCAAGTTCGTCTTCAAGTTCGTCTTCAAGTTCGTCTCCTATTTCGTCTCCTGTTTCGTCGATAAAAAATAAATATTTAAAATCGGAGTCTATTGATTTTTTTGGTTGTTTGGATACTGATACTACTATAACAAATTGGTATGTTACTGATTTAGAACCAATTATAAATAAAGTTACAGAGTTACGTTTAGGTAATGAAGGGTATGCTAAAAACCCATTTTGTCCGATAAATCCAATTAATCCATATGTGAATAAAAATGAAATTAACAAAGAATCTTTAAGAATTGAATTAAAAAAGAAATTAAATGAACCAAACTTTGGTCTTCGATCTCTTCGATCTCTTCGATCTATTCGAGAAGAATAAAGAATTATTTTTGTAAAAGTTCATCTATGTCATGAAAAATAGTTTTAAATAATTCATTATTTTTATTCCAAGATAACGAGTCGTTTGCTAAAGTATTCTTTTCAATATCTGTAGTATTTATATATCCAATTCCTTTTTCAGGATTGATATCTGTCATAAATGAAATCATTCCTTCCATCATCGTTAAAATATTCCAAGTGCTTGTATATGTCTCTTGGTGGTAAGCAGAAAATGTTGTACAAATTTTTTTATTTGTTTCAAAACGTCCATTTGGTGTTAAGAATATGAAATTAGGTGGTTTTAATGGATACTCGTGATGTAACATAATTTTACCAAAGTAAACGCCACCTTGAAATGCAGTGTCTTGTAAATCGTGAACTATAAAATACCAAGTTAGAATATCATCGTCGTTATATCTTAAAATTAAATTTGGAAAACTAAAATTTTCTTTTTTATACATTGAAATTTCTTTATTTAATCTTTTAGAACATAGTCTTGAAATGTTCAACATTTAATTATATATAATAATATATAATTATTTTTAAGTAAACTTACTATATATCATTGTCTTTTTGATAGTGTTGCTCTTTTTGTTATATGAAATTAAATGTTATTTTTATTTAATGTTGTTTTTATTTTGCTTTTTTTTTATTCGATGATATTAATATAGATGTCACCGAGTATTTTTCAGTTACAGGCTCTTGGTATGCAAGATGTATATTTAACACAAGATCCACAGATAAATATATTTAAATATAATTATTATAGGTATGTTAATTTTGCAACAGATACAGCTAAATTAAATTTTAATACAAGTGTTAATTTTACTCAAAAATCAAGTTGTGTAATTCCAAAACGTGGACATTTATTATCAAAGTTACATTTACATATAAGTTTGCCGATATTGGAAAAGACAAGTGGAAAATATGCTTGTTGGAGTGATACATTAGGATATGGTATTTTTGATGGTCCAATTGAATTACAGATAGGTGGTGTGGTTGTGGATAGATTATATCCTCAATTTTTAGATGTGTGGGATGAATTGACTAATAATAATGATTTGGGTAAAAACTTTATGATATTAAAATCTGATACATATGTATCTAACTTTGAAAATGCTTCAAAAGTGGTGAATTTAGTAATTCCTTTAGAATTTTGGTTTACAAAAAAGTATAATATGGCTTTACCTTTACTTTTTGATCAAGATATCAAGGTTGTTTTTAAATTACGATCATTTTCTGAATGTATTAACTATGATGGATTAACACCACCTAATGAAGTTGATATTATAAGATCTGAATTGTATGCGGAATATATATTTTTGGATGATGTTATTTTAAAACAATTTCAGTTTCAGAAACATCAATTTTTAATAGAACAAGTTCAGTATAATGGTGATGAAATGATTCAATCTTTAACAAATAATTATAACAGTGATTTGAAATTTAATTATCCTTGTAAAGAACTCGTTTTCTTTGCAGTTGATACAAATAATTTAAATACTTATTTTTCTTATTCTAATTCATTAGATGAAACTCCTCTTATACAAGAAGCTTCTTTATTATTAGATGGTAAATATAGATTTGATAAATTACCAGAATTTTATTATAGAACTATATTTCCAGATAATGTACATTCCGTTATACCTATGAAGTATATTTATATAATGCCATTTTGTTTACGACCAGAAGATAATCAACCAACTGGATCTTTAAATATGTCAATGTTTAATGATATAACATTGGCATTAAAACTGTCTAATAATAATCCATCAGTTAAATTATATGTTTTTGCCATATCTTATAATATAGTCACTATAGAAAATGGTGTATTAAATCTTGAATTTGTATATGTTTAATATAGGAAAAATTAAATATCGTATAATGTATTTTTATTCATTGTAATAAAAATATAATAAATAAAAATACAATTAATAGTATGTGATTTAGTATTCCTGAAAAAATTTAAAACAAAGATTATGTTAAATAGATATGTTTTCCATTTGGGGAGACCTGGGGCTCATTGGGATGGTAAAGGCATAGATTGTAGTTTTAAAAAAATTTTATAAATATGAGGGATACATTTGCAAGTTTATTTTTGTAATTAATAAAAGTTTCCTAAATCGTCTATTTGTAATAAACGTGTTTTGTAAATTTTTGACAATTCTATTAGATTTTCATTTGTATAATCCATAAGACTGTAGATTTCATACAAGTATTTCTTTTCAATACTTTTAAAACTTATACGGTGGTTTACATTATCGTTGTTTTGTCGTAATTCGACAATGTATCTATAAATGATTTCGGTTATACAGTTTGTGTACATGTTAAGTAAATGTGCTATTTCTTGCTTTTTAGAGTTTTCTTTGTAACGTTTGTGTAAAGTTAATTTGAATGATTCTTCAGAAATGGTTGAATCTAAAAATTTGAAACGCAAGTCAAAGTTATCATTGATTGTTCCATTTGCATATTTGGGGAGTTCTATGTGTCTTATATTCGATGTGGCTCCAGCTATTAAATATATTAGGTTGTTCTGTGGATTTAATCTTAGATTATACAAGTAAATAAGAATGTTACGATCAATTTCTCTTCCACAACGAATTTCTAATAAATTTCTTTCTTGCCGTTCTTGTAATTCCATAAAATGTGGGTTATGAATAACTCCTGATTCAATCTTTCCAGTATTCCAACTAAAAGCTGTATGGCATAATGTACAATAGATTTGATCGCATCCATCGATTTTAAAAATAGGAGTTGCGCATTTAGGACAGCCTTTAGAATCTCTTGAAAGTAATTTTACTGTTTCGATATTTTCAGGATTACATTTGTGACCAGAAGATAATACATCGTGACAATCTTTGCAAGTTTCATTGTTACACATACCACATTTCCATTCAGAATTCAAAAATCCAGGACAATTTTGAACAGTACATTTTTTAATAAAATTTTGTGTCTGGATGTTTAATGACTTTAGTTTCTGTTCTAATTCCCATTTTTTTATTGTCAGATTGACAATTTCGTTTGTTTTTTCATCTTGTTTTTGATTGTTGAACTTCCAGTCGTTGAAATCGTTTTCATTATTAAATTTCCAGTTGTTATAAGCGCTTGTATCATAATTGTCATTGACATCGTAATTTTCATTATAATATACATTGTAATTTTCTGTTAAGTAATAGATTTCTTCAGATATCTTTTTAATTTCTTTATTGATTAATTTTTTCATGTTTTTTTCTTCAACAAAAGGTTGAGTAGCTGGTAACATTGCGCGTTCACGGTCGAATAAAATATTTTCAATATGTTTTTTGTATTTTTTTTGAAATGTTTGCGTAAATAAACTATGTAAAGTTCTATAATCCCAATCGCATTTACAGTTCATACAATGAGATAGTTCTTTAGAAGACATTAAATACGTTTCATTACATTCTCTACAACTTTCGAAGTCACAGCGAATACAGGCGATCATAACGCGATTAGAACGGTTAAAAGGTTCAATACAAATATTGCAAGACATAAGTAATTTCCAAAAAATTGGTAAAAAATTCAATTTTTTATGATTGGGAACAATGCGGAAAATTAGGAACAATGTGTGAAATTAGGAACTGTAAGATTATAATTAACATTTTATGTATTTTGTTTTACAAGGAATAACTAAACCAGGTGTATTAGTTAATTTGACATTTTTTATACAGGTATATATAACTGTATAACGATTAGGTAATCCATTTTTATATTCTCTAAATAAAACAGCAATTTGATTTAAATATTTTTTTGGAATTTCATCAGTTTGTGTTTTAAAAACAAAATGTGGTCCACTTAATTTATCTAAATGAAACCATATATCATTTGGTGAACTCGTTTTAATAATTTTATCATTTTCATTCTGATTTTGGCCTATGATCAAATCATAGTTTTTATCATTTTCTTCGACATAAATTTCAATGATTTTCATCAAATTATAATTTATTTTATTATAATTTATTTTATTATTATTATTATTCATTTTATTATTACGTATCGTGTATCCATACTTTATTACGTACTTTTTATATTGTTTGCAAATTCTACTGTTTCCATAGTTTGATCACAATACTCTGCTTCTTGTCTTATACAACATAATGTAATAAATTTTGTGGGTTTCCATACTGAATCGGGTGTATCGGATTTTTTTAAAGGTAAGTTATCTAAAAATTTCAGTATTGGTATTTGTAAGGAATTGTTTATATTATCGATTGTTTTCTCTTCATCTTGTGGTTGTACAAAATAATTTTTAACATTGTATAAAACATTGAAACGTTCATCTAATTTTTGTTTAGGTGTTGAGATTTTTACACCATTTTTCATATTGAAATAATAAGTCAGATGGTTGATATTTTCATTTATATAAAATCCTTCGTTTAAAATATTTAATATGGTTTCTGGAGTATACAATGATTTATATTCTTCTTTTATATTTTTCTGTATATTAGTAACTCCTCCAACTGGTGGTGGTGCCATAACACTTGCTAATGACGTTTTGTTTTTATCTATAAATGTGTTAAAAATATCAATAGGTGATTCTCTACCAGCCATATCTACTATTGTTATAAAACCTCGTTGACCATTAGTAAAAGTAATTTCAAATACAAGATATAATGCGGATCTACTTGATACTGGGTTATTTGGTGTTGATTTTATACGTTTATTTTGTATACGGTATTTTTCGATTATATCTGTTAGAGAATATATATCTTCTATTTTTAATGATTTTAGATCTATATAATTTGGTATTCTTTTTTCAAATACAAATGTTTCATCTACAGAAACATCTTTAAATTGTGATATTTTATTAACTAAATTATGAATTAACCCTGATACTTTTCTATTATTGAAATTGATCTTGTCATAATATTGTTCAAATGCATATTTTAATCTAATATTACTAACGTTTTCTAAATTTGCTAAACCATAATGTAAAATACCTGGGTTACCCTTCGAACCGATTAATGAAAATGTTTTACCAGATCCACTTACACCATAACCAAATAAAACAATAGAATATCCTTGTTCTACTTGTCTAAAAGCAGTGTATAAACCAGGACTTATTGTGTCAGATGATTCTATTATATCATTTATATTTACAATTAATGATTTTGGATCTTGTATTATAGTACCTCTTTGTCCTGTATAAACATCTAAATTTGTAAAATCTTCTTCAAATATACCATAAAATTCTCCAAAATAAATTCCTTGTTTATATTTTGTATTAGGAGCACTTGAACAGTCTATTGTTAATCCTTTTATTTTTTTCTTTTCAATTGTTCTAATTTCTATAGAACTTTTTGCTCGTTCTTTATTTATCAATGGTTTTATTCTTATATAAGTTCTAATCGCCCCTGATAAATTCTCATATATGTTTGTTAATTGAGTATCTTGATTTCTATATAATAATTTATTAACTTCCCAATATTCTAGTAAATTTTTCAAATCGTTACAATATGTATCTGGTACTCTAGATCGCGTTGCCTTGGATTTCAAATATTCAAAATTTGGACTATCTATGTAATCTTGTAAATTTAAAAATTTTATATGATTGTTTATCTCAGTTTTAACTTTTTCAAAATCATTCTTTACTAATGTTTTAGTAGATTCATTTAAATTTCTAAAATAAGACAAGTTATTAGATATTATATCATCTAATTTTTTAATAATTTCTTGTTTTCTATAAAAAATGTTATTCAATGAAACAAAATTAGAAACTATACTATAACAATTATCATAATCTATTTTAGATTCAATTGGTGTATTTCTGTTTTTTTCTAACAAAATATTTAATTCACCCAGATCACTTCTTAATTTAGGAATAATATTTGATTCGTAATTATAAATTTTGTTATTTAATTCGGATTCTGTTTCTTCAAATGACTTTTCTTGTTCTTGGAATGACTTTTCTCGTTCTTCAAATGACTTTTCACGTTCTTGTAAGGACTTTATAGTAGATTCTAATTGTGATTTTTCAGATAAGAAACTTGAAATTTCTTGTTCTTTTTCTTTAAGTGCATCTTCTTTTTTAGATAATTCTATTAATTGCTCATTTATAGTTTTATTTAAAGACATTTCTATATCTTTTATATTTTGTTTTAAAAGTTGAACTTCTTTACTAGACATATTGGATTCTTGGATTTGAGATTCTAATGTATTTTGTAAATTATCCTTTGCCTTTTTAAAATCTTCTATTAATTTTCTTTTTTGTTCTTGTATATCAAATCGTGATTTTTCCACCCAGGATAACCACATATCATTGTATTTTTGTATAGCATCAATAATAACTGATTTTTCTTTTATAATTTTTTCACTACACCTTGATTTATAACCTTGTAATAACTTATTTTGTAAATCGGACTTATCGAGTTCTTTTTTAGAATCATCTAATTCAGCACGTATTTTTTCTATAGATGATTCTAAATCATTTATAACATCTACTTTTTCTTTTAATTTTATATCGTAATCTGATATCAAATCTTTATTACTTTCAATTAATTCTAATGATCTTTTTTCATTTCCTAATAGTTTGTCTAAATTTTCTTGTAGATTACGTTTTTCTTCAATGTCTTGTTTGTGTATTTTTTCCAAATCTTCAATTTTAAGATCCTTTGATTCTATAAATTCTTTAACTGATTGTTTATGTTGATTAATTCCTTCTAAAATAGCTTCATTTTGATCAATTATTTGTTTACTACATTCTTGTAATTTTGACACAACTTGGTTGTATTGATCATTGATATCTTTAATTCGCTCTTCGTATTTATTTTCTATTAAAATAATTTCATTTGATTTGCTATCAAAAAGCGCCTTGTAATCTTGCGTTTCAGATTCCTTTTTGTTTATATAAGATTTCAATTCATCAACTATCTTTTCATGTTCTTTTATAGAAATAGTATCCTCTCTTTTTTCAAATAATTTAATTAATTTTTGCTTGTCTTGATCTGTAAACCCTTTAACAATAGGGAGTTTTTCAACAATCTCCCTAAAACCCTTCGATGATAATTCTTTTATATCAATTGGATCAATCAATTTACATAATATACCATTTTTATTAATGAATCCTATTACTAAATTGTCATTTGATAAAATGAATGCTAGAGCTTGTGTTTGTTGGAATTTAAATGGTTGAAAAACAATTTTAGGATATGTTTTTTTGATATAATCTATAATAGATGATGAATCCATTCTTATTATAGTTTACATAGAAATTAATGTTTTAAAAAAAAATTATTTTTCAATATAACCAATTATATTATTTTTATCATTGACAACAATATCTAAACCCTGTAATACCATATTACTTGATAAAATTTCCTTTTCCTTTTCTTTAAACAATTGATCTTTTAACATTGGTTTACATAATTTACTTTCTGAATCCCATACTAATTGATATTGTGAACAAGGTAAACATCTATTTTCATTTGTATCAAATTGTTCTCCTTCTAAACATTCTATTTGTTTCATAATCTCTTTTGATTCACTTTGTGATAACGTAGTAGCTTCATCTATTCGTTTATCTAGATCAATTTTATCCTCCGTTTTTATAATTTCAATACTCGGTAAAGTCTCTACAATTTCTTTTGAAATTCCAGGTTCGCTTACAGTAGTTTCAGGTTCAGTAAATTCAGGTTCAGTTACTTCAGGTTCAATAGATTCAAGTTCAGTTACTTCAGGTTCAGTAGATTCAAGTTCAGTTACTTCAGGTTCAGTAGATTCAAGTTCAGTTACTTCAGGTTCAGTAGATTCAAGTTCAGTTACTTCAGGTTCAGTTACCGTGGTTTCAGGTTCGCTTACTGTGGTTTCAGGTTCGCTTACTGTGGTTTCAGGTTCGCTTACTGTGGTTTCAGGTTCACTTACTGTGGTTTCAGGTTCGCTTACTGTGGTTTTAAGTTCAGTAGGTTCAGGTTCACTTACTGTGGTTTCAGGTTCACTTACTGTGGTTTCAGGTTCGCTTACTGTGGTTTTAGTTTCAGTTACTTCAACTTCGCTTACTTCATTTATACTTATTTCAGTTTCAGGTTCAGGTTCAGTTACCGTGGTTTCAGGCTCAGTAGGTTCAGTTACAGTAGGTTCAGGTTCAGTTACTGTGGTTTCAAGTTCAGTTACCGTGGTTTCAGGCTCAG